CCGACATGTTTAAATTAATAACACTATTAAACGTCCAAAAAATTAAACATTTCTAACAAAACGTCTTGACAAATCAACACATCTGTGATACTCATTGATCAAGATAAATGGTGTTCGGTCTCGTTTTTAATCTCTTGGAGTACCGTAACCCATGGGCAAAGCAGGACTTACAGACGCTCACAGAGCCTTACTTAAAGATTTGGCTGACGGAGCGCTGTCTAAAAAAGAGATTGCTTTACGCCACAAGATCTCTCCTGACCATCTTTCAGCCCTATGCACCGGCAATATAGCCGCCGGGGGAGCCGTAGCGGCAGACTTCAAGACCGAATTTCAGAAGTTACTCTCCAAGCAGACCGAAGACACCAAGAAGCTTTTCAAAGAAAACAAACATCTCGCTTTAACAAAAATCAATCAACGCCTGAAAAACCTCCTCCCTCACCAAGCCACCAAAGACATGACGGCAGAGCTTTGCCAGATCCTGAACGCCATGGCCAAGTTGGGACCCAATGTTGAGATCGGGGAGATGCACACCCATTACCACTTAACCGCAGAGGAACGCGTAAATGAGTTCAGAAGATTGGTTGCAGCCACTTCTAAAGATGTCCGAAGCCGAATTCAAGGCACTGTCGGACGAGGATCAGCTGCAACTTCTAAGCCTACTGGAACAAGAGGTCGCGGACCGGAAAAGGAATAGGCTGCTTTCGTACGAACCGTACGACAAGCAGTTGAAGTTTCATTCCTCACCGGCCCCCATACGCGCGATCTTTGGGGGTAATAGGTCAGGCAAGACTACTGCTGGTGGTATGGAATTCCTGTATCATATGACAGGACAGTACCCGGCATGGTATCCGGAAGACCTCCGGATGCAGGGGCCACTTAAGGGCCGTATCGTTGCCAAAGACCTCCAAAAGGGGGTCGGTGAGGTCATTACTCCTTTCTTAGACGAGTGGTTGGATCCCAGCCTGGTAGACCGCCGCATCAGAAACCCCATCGGTATCGCTACGAAGTACATCCTCAAGAACGGTTCACAGTTCGATATTCTCACCCATGAGATGTCTACCGAGCAGTTTGAAGGCTGGAAAGGTCATGTGGCGTGGTTTGATGAGCCTCCCCCCAGAGACAAATATATCGCTACCCTTCGGGGACTTGTCGATTACAGTGGGAGTTGCTGGCTTACACTCACGCCCTTGACTCAGCCTTGGATCTATGACGAGATTTATACCCGGGCTTCTGCCCAGGATTCCGATGTCTTTGTGGTGGTATGCGACATCACAGACAACCCTTTTCTCAGTGATGCGGCTGTTAAACAGTTCGCGTCACGGCTGACAGAGGAAGAAAGGGAGGCTCGATTGCACGGTCGGTTTCTCCACCTGACCGGGCTGGTGTACAAAGATTTCCATCCCGAATTACACATCATCGAGTCTCCCCAACTTCCCAACTTAAAAGACTGCACCAGGTACTTTGCCATCGACCCGCATGAAAGAACCCCGACCGCCTGCATCTGGATGGCGGTTGACCAGAAGGATAACCACTTTGTTTACGATGAGTTATGGCTTGGGGATATGACGATCGAGCAGATTGCCCAGGCGATCTTGGCTCAAGAAGGCGGGATGGCTCCTCACGTCAGACTGATCGACCCCCATGCGGACAAAGACAACGAACTCGCATCAGGGTTCAATATTCGCAAAGAACTTATGAAATACGGGGTTTTCTGCCAACGGGCTAACTCTGACCCCTTTTTGGGGAAATCTCGCATCCGTGAGGCTCTCAGGCCTGTTTACTCGCATGTTAGAGGCAGGAATCAAAGTCAGTTCCACATCATGCGCGAATGTTCCCAGACGATCTACGAATTTCAGCATTACATCTACGACGAGTACAAGAGGAACAAAGATGAGCTGGATCCTAAAGAGAAGGTCAAAAAGAAGAACGATCACTTCATGGACGGTCTGCGGTACATCTACAATCACGGTCCTCGCTATATTGAACCGGAAGGCGAAGTTGAAGAGGTTCATTATTCGGGGGAATACGCCAAACATCCTGTGCGGGTAAGAAGGCCAGCCAGCTCTGGAGTGGCCTACAACGATTTGGTGGAGAGATAATATGGGCTGGAATTGGAATGATGCTCTCGGCGGCGCTATTGACGGCTTCCTGACCTACGGCCCCTACGGAGCGATTGCCGGTGGAGCTGCCGGCGGCTGGTCTGAGGATCTCAACAAGATAGTCACCGGAGATTCAAATTCAGGATTCGTAGAGCAATTTTACGGAGGAAAGACCGGAGGAGCCGGATCCAAGATATTCAATTCATTTGACACGAACAACGGTGGCCGAGGTGGAAATCAAGGTACCGGAGCCAACGAACCGGCTTGGGGAACCACCAATGGATTTAGCTGGGGAAGCTTGTTTGGCAATACAGGAAACGCCGTAGGATCTTATTTTGGAAATCGTTATGGAATGGGGAACCAGGGCGGACAACTTGGGATGAACCTCGGGTCTATGTTTGGAAATGCTTTGGAAGGAAGAGACGATACCTACGCTATGAACGGCGGGGTTCAGGACAGCATGATGAGTTTCATGCCGAGGAAAAACGAAGGCGGGACCAGCGCGGTTAATCCTGACATGATTAGGCAGTTGATGGGCGCTTTTAACAGTAATGAAAATCAGGATTCAAGTAATTTTGCTCAGATGCTCCCAACGCTTTTAAGGTTAAGTCAAATGAGCCGAACCAATCAGTATCCTGTTCAAGCGCAGGTTCCTAACCAGAACGCTTGGGGAACAAGCGCTGCGGCCCCGAGCTTAACTGTTAATCGTGGCTTTGATGGGATTTACGGATGAGCATCGTTGATCAGCAGCAGGAAATGATGCGGAAGTACAAAGAGGGGCTGGCCAACGGCCTCCCGCAGAAGGATGCCGCCAAGCAGGCTCAAGCGGCCACCGGCCTCTCAATGCGAACGGGGCTGCCCATTAAAGGGGCCACCCCAAAAGAAAGCAAAGGCTTAAAGGCCTTTAAGGGTGGGAGTAAAGGTGTTGCCTTTGGAGTCTATGGTTAATGTACGTACAACGTACGAACTGCGTTCATACAATGTTCGTACGTTCTATATACATAGGGTTTTTTGATAGTGCTAAGAATACAAAACGATGTACGTACAGCGTATCGTACACGACATAGTAGTGACATATAGTAGTAGCTATATAGTATTATTATATAGTCATATGGATATAGGGGCGGAACATGATTCAAAACGAAATAGAAAGTGATGATTCTGTAAGTCAGGTTGGGTTGCTCGAACAACCTTCTGACACTGCCAAGATCGTCAACAACGACGAAAAAGAGAAGAAGATCGTTGATTGGGTGGTGAAAGAATTCGTCCGCTACGAAGCTTTCCACAGGGACAGGTTCGATCGTTGCCGGAAGATCTACGATCGTTGGAAGAACGTCCCGCCGCCACGAGACTACGATTGGCAGAACCAGATCAACGTTCCGGTGATGTTCGAGGGTGAGCAGACGATTACACCCAGGATATTCACAGCCCTATTTCCCAACGATGCCCCGGTCGATGTCCAGGCCGAGGGAGATGTCAAGGTCGAGCAGGCCATCAGGATCAAGGGCATCCTTCAGCATTTCTTCAGAGTCAATAACGTCAAGACAAGATCTATTCCCATGCTCACTCAGAACACCCTATTCGGTACAGGCTACGCCGACGCCGGAAGCTGGTATGTTCGTAAGGGTTGGATCATTGACGAACAGGGGTCAAGGTCAGAGAAGGTGATTGAATCACGTCCTGATTTTAAGCCCATCGACTTCTTTGAGATTTTCCCTCACCCGGCAAAGGTCGAGGTTTGGGATGGTATGCCTGTCATCCGAAGGCGGTTTGTTGATGCTGAGCTTTTAAAGCGCATGGCAGGTGACGGTAAGATTATGAACCTTGAGAAGGCTCTTAATTCAAAGGGACAGCCGTCAGATAAGAACTACCAGAAAGAGGAAACTGACGAATACGAACTCATCGAGATGTGGGGACCGCACGACGACGAGATCTATGACGACGACAAAAAGATTAAGGCTCGTAAAGGGATTCCCTACTGGTGCGCGGTTATTAACCGGCAAGTCCTTATCCGCCACATGCCGAACCCCTACAACCACCAGATGGCTCCGATCATCAAGGTTAAACTCTTTGAAGACGCCAAGCCTTGCTGGTTCGGGTATGGTCTTGGAGAGGCTGGGTTACCGACTCAGGACAGATTAAATAAAATCGTAAACCAACGATTGGATAACGTTGACCTGGTTTTAAATAAACAAGGATTTTTCAATGGCAACGATCCGCTTATCAACACCAAAAAGCTCGAAGTCTCACGACCTGGACAGTGGCACCGCGTATCTGACACGGTTACGTCCATTAGGTGGATGGACACCCCGGATGTTACTCAGTCCTCCTACAACGAGGAGAAGCTCGCCAAAGACGACTTCAGGGAATCCACGGGAGCAGTCCAACAGCTGATGCCTACCGGGGAGGGCCAGCACCGGACGGCCATGGGGATTAACATGCTGACCGAGGCCGCCGGCATCCGCTTTAGGCCAACGCTCGCCAGGATGGAGATTGATTTCATCCAGGCCACGGCTCAATTCTACTTTGCGAACTTAAAACAATTTATGACAGAAGACCAGTGGGTCGTTATCACAGGGAAAAACGGAGAGACTGAGCCGATCAAAATCACTCCAGAACAGATCCAGGCTAAAGTGATGTTTGTTCCTACTGGGCTTTCGGAGACTATCAACAAAGAAACCCAGCTGGGTCAGCTCTTGAGATACCGGGAAATCACAGCTCAGGATCCTACGGTTAACCGGAGAGAGATCAATTACAGAATAGCGGAACTCTTCGGATTCAAGGATCTGCATAAGATCGCCGTACCGGGAATGCCGGTATCAAGAGACGGTCTGCCTACTGGGCAGCAGTTAGCCATTCAGCAAAGGGTCGCTGAAGGGGCTTCCCCAGAGCAGATCAAGATGGAAATGCTTGGACCTCGGCCCGCGCCGGATCCGCGCGAAATTCAAAGAATTCAAGGAGAACAAGGTGGACAGGGACCAGGCCCAAGTCGTTAAAAGTTATTGGCATTATGTTGTTTCTGAGTTGGAGAGATTGATTAAGTCTGAGGAGATTGCTCTTCGGATGTGCGAACCTGAAGAGCTTAAGAAGCATCAGGAGAGGATCAAGGTTTACGAACAGTTAAAGACATTGCCGGACGATGTCATGGCAAGGTCATAAAGGATCAGGCACTTACGCCTGCGTCGGTACAGGGTTCCGTACAATCCTGCTTAAAAGTGAAGGAGTCAGACATGACAGTACCAGCGACAGATGACAAAGAGAAAGCCACCAATCCGCCCGCGCCGGGGGCGACAAAACCCGACGAACAAGGTGGTAAAACAGTTCCTTTGCCTGAGTTGTTGAAGGAGAGAGAGAAGCGCCAGTCCATCGAGGCAGAGCGCGATAGCTTGAAACAGACGTTGGCTTATGTCCAGCAGCAGTCTCAAATGAGGCAGCCTGGATTCCAACCTGGTTTTCAACAGGGATTTCAACAGCCGATTCATCAACCGATGAACCCGGCTGCTCAAGAAATGCAGCGCCTGTGGGAGACGGATACTCAGAAAGCAGTGCAAGCTGAGATCATGATGGCTATGAGCTGGTTCGATGGGGTCAATCAAGCGGTGGATCAACAGGAGAATTTTGTCGCAGGAAAGTACGCTGATTTCGGGAATTACCGGGATCAGGTCAGGACTTACTTGAGGACTATTCCTCTGAACCAACGCACCCAGCCTGGAGTTGTCGAAGCGGCTTATTACTTCGTCAAAGGCCAGCAGGTGGATAACATCATCAAATCGAGTCAAGAGGAGATTATCCGAAAGATTCGAGCGGGTGAAGCCATTCAGGGATTTGACGCAGGCGCGGGAACTCCGCCTCCTCCTCAAGCGAAAGCTTTGTCTGATGAACAGAAGCGCGTGGCTGCTGCGATGGGTCTCACTCCCGAACAGTACCAGAAGAACATGAAGTAACGTTATGGAACTTATAGTGAAAAACGCGACACCTGAAAAGTATGCAGATGAATTGAGCTGCCCGCATTGTTTAAAACACAATGTCAAGTTCAAGGAAGTCTCAGGACCTTTTCACCTGCGTTATCAGTGTAAGGACTGTGGCGGTACTTTGATTTACGATATTTCAAACCGACCAGAGCTATTAAAAGCTCGATAACGTTGGTGTTGGGGAAACCCCAGCGCTGACAATGGGGAATGGCCCCAAGGAGATAACATGAGATGGGCATATGATTTAACGGGTGCGGAACCGATCATACGGGATTACCGGGTTTATGACGCGAGTGCGCTAGCGGCTGGAACGCTGATGCAGCTCGGAACCACGGACCCGGATGCGGGCGCAGACAAGAGCCTCGCCCTTGTGAATGCTTACAACGCGACTCCGGCTAACACCGCGACGAACGCTGTCGGTATTCTCATGGAGGCTGTTGCCAGCTCCGGCGATCCGATTTCGGCACCTACCTACGCAAAGGTGATTATCAATCCGAACGCAGTGTATCGGGTGGAGCATTCGCTCGCCGCTGCTGACGACCAGGCAATCACTTCAACTGCCGCAGCTACCCTGACTGTCAACCTTTTGGCTGACGATCTTGACGGGTACTGGGCCTACTTTCCTCTGAACGATGCTGGGGTTAAGGGTTCTCTTCGCTTGCTGACGGCTTCTGCCGCCGGCTCTGCGACGATGGATTCGGCTCTTGTGGCGAACGGAACTGCGGCTGATACCGTGGTTTTGATTGCTCCTGAACTGAAG